GTTTGCCATAAAGATCCTTAAAGCGATGAGAATTTTTCTTCATCCCCTTAACGATTCTCTCTGCTTCCTGGTTAACTAAAGGCATATCAACCGCCTACAACTTGTACTTCTTCAACGACAACTGCTTGACCAGTTACAGCAATCTTTACTGCTCTTTGGACGAGTGCTTGAGTGCCACTGTAAGCAAAAGTATAAGCTGAACCTGCACCAGATGCGTCCACGTCAGTTGTAATTGTGCTACCTGTTGCTGCGGTGATTTTTTTACCAGCGGTACCAACAGATAGAAAATCACTGCCAATTGCAGGGGAAGTTGAGTCATCTACTACTGCGATAAAATCTCCAGAAGAGAATGGATGGGTATCACCAACTTCACCCAAATTATGACCTAAAGTATATACTGCTGTTGCAGCATTAGTTGCTTTAAGAATTCTTGCTGCGCCAGGTTTTGCACCTTTGAGTAGAAGTGCCTGGTCTTGAATAAGAGTAATTGCAGGACCATCATTGAATGCGATGGTTGCATCACCAGCAGTTGCAACTACGCGATAGTATCCAGTTTGCACTGTTTGATACTCTGTAGCGCCAGCAGCAACACTGTTTGTGCTGAGAACGTTTAATACTGTCATGTCGTGTTATTTCGAGTCAGTATTATTTATCTCCTTTTGCTTCTTTAGCATCTTCTGTAATTCTGCTGTAGAGCCCACAAACATAGTGTTATTAACCGTAGATGGTCCAGACTTCTTCTCATCAGCATCCAACTCCTTCATTTTCTTTTGAAGATCAATCAACTTATCAGCAGTATCTGCTACGTTTTTAATAAGTTGACCTGCAACTTCATAAGCACGAGGATGATCTGACGCTCGTGCCACATCAAGTATGCCATCTACTGCCTCCTGTCCTTTCATTACTAGATTATGTAACTGAGCACGACTAATCTCATAGTCTTGCTTGACATCTTCTGTCTCAGATTTTTTAAGTGAAGGTTTCACCTTCTCAACATGCTTCTCCAACTCAGAAGGTTCTGTGCCAAAAGCATCGTTAAGACCATCAAATGCTCCCATATCAAATGTCCTCGTCTACGCCGCTAGAAGGATTACGTTTCTTGTCATCAGAAAACTCTTCCTTGACAATACCAAATCCAAAATCATCATCAGCATCTGCTGTAATAGGATCTGGTTGAATAGTATATCTGACCTGTCTTGGAGCAGTTGCGGTGTTGATATCTGTATAGTAATCTGTGACGACCTTTTTGATGGTCTTCGCATCGGTAACAGGACCGTAGAGATAAGTCTTTGCTGTAAATGTTAGAGTATAAATGATTGCTCTGCGACTAGAAAAATCTCCCTCATAAGTATCTTCATAATTGATATTATTGAGGACCACAGGGACATCTTTTATTTCAGACATTTCGTCCAGAAGTTTCACTGGAAGATTATAATGTGGTTGAAAAAATGGTAGAATTTGCTCAAGAATTTCTAATCCATCTTCCTGGTTTTTAGAAATAATTGCTAATTCAAATCCAACGTTGTAAGGCACTGGCATGAAAACATTTTTGTTTTCATCATTATCTTTAGCGATTTTAATTTTTTGAGTAGGAGATACTTTTCTCGAAGAATCATAATCAATACCATTAATCTCAAAAGAGATTCTTGGAAGAGTGATTTGCACTCTCTTATTTGTTGGATCTGGATTTTGATCCAAACGTGCCAAGAATTTTTGTTTGGGACCATATGCCAAAGGCACTTTCATAACTTCGTCGTCCTTATGGATTTCGATGTTATTGAAGAGCGTGCCAAAGGCAACTACAGTCTTCCTAATAATTGAATGGTATGAATATGTGCCTAACATCAGATTGTAGTGTCAGTGGTGGACCCAATGGTGCCGAAAGGATTTATTTCGGTGAAGTCGATAATATCGTCATCCTCAGTCTCAAAGGAATAATTTTGATCGATTGTATCGCCAGTATTGGTATTATTTAGTGTGTTGTAAGACTCAGGACTCCACTTGGCACCAGATGTAAGACCAGTGATTACTTCTGCGGTATTGAAAGTTCCTGTCCTGTTGATAATTTGGAGCTCTCTTGTAGAAGTATTCCAAGATTTGACTTCTGCTCTATTGTCTTTGGGGGAGTAGTCAATCGTGACAGTTGGTGCAGAAGTATACCCACTGCCACCAGATGTGATAGATATGCCAGTGACAATCCCAGCAGCAGAAACCGTAGCAGTCGCTGTAGCTCCACTTCCCCCTCCTCCTGTAATAGTGACTGTAGGTGGCAGAGCAGATTTATAATACTCACCACCGTCTGTAACTGTAACAGCACTAACAGCATCTCCTGTTAAGGTCGCAGTCGCCGTAGCAAGGTAGAGGTCGCCAACGATTTCTTCACCCACAGTAAATGCTCCAGTGCCACCCGCATCCATAATAAGTTTGATAGAAGCGGCGAATGCAGTTTCGACAGCATCGATCTCCGCAACACCAGTGTCGATTTCTTCGTCGCTGTACTCGAAGAGCTCACATTGGCACTCCCAGACATATCCTTTTCCTAGTTGATAGAATGGACGCTCTGCCTCAACAAACTGAATTTCAAACAGATGTTTTGCAGAAGGAAACCAAATAAGATCGCCTTCATTTGGACGACCCTCCACATTCAACGTGGCATTATCATCTACTTTCTCCTCAAATTTTTTACGAGAAAAGATGAAGGTTGTCTTGTCTTCAATTCTTACACCAAACTTGGAGAGCAACTCACCTTGACCTTCCCAACCTTCTACATTATTGACATATGCTCTAACCTGAAGTGCTTGATTAAATTCACTACTCTCAACTTCATTTAGAATAGTATCTCTATTCACATAAGTTCTTGGCAAATAATAAACATCTTGACCATAGAGCTCAATACTTTCTACAATTAAATTCTCTACAAAGGTCTGCTCTTGTGCAGATCCATTGAGTTTTAATCTACAATTACTAGTGTAATCTGACTGAATACAATTGTTTGGTGGATCGTTTGAATAAGTCATATCAGCCTACAAGGTCCATTGGGGGAAGTTCGTATGTGTTGCGGACATCCGCTTCTAGATCTTTCTTAAATTGACTTGCATCTTCTAGGATTTGGCGACCATTGAGAGTAACGCCACCCAGCATTTGAATGCCATCATACTTGCTTAGATTACGACCCCACTGCTGTTGGAATAGTGCCTCAACATAATCCTTTAACCAAGCATCGTTATACATGCCTGTATAAGTATCGGGATCTTGACGCATTGTCAAATCAACTAAGATGTGATCACCTGCCTGTAAAGTATCCCAATCAAAATCAAGATAGAGTCTACCCTGATGCTCATTAAATTTTACTCTACGGTTTGCCTGAGAATTAGTAACCCAATCTAAGGTCTCAAGATATTGCGATGTCATAAAGTAATGCAAGATTTGACCGTGGGTCATTGCATAGATGTCATTCAAAAAGATTTGATATTTGATATTAAAGATATTACCAGGGACAACACTGGATGCACCAATGTTTGTATATACATGATTAATACCTAAAACACCAGGAGGAAGATCGACATAGTTATTATTTTCATACCAGTTTGTCCCACCCTGCTGAGATGACGATGTTGCAGCAGTTTTGATAGCATCAGTCACTTCAATCTTCATCAACGATTGATAAC